CCAGTTTCACCATTCTGAGGCTACAATCAGGGCAATCTTCGGTGGAAACCGTTCAGGCAAAACGACTTGCGGCGGTATGGAGTTCCTTTTCCACGTTACCGGACAGTATCCTGACTGGTATCCCAAAGAACAACGCTACTATCACCCCATCAAAGGCCGTATCGCATGCAGAGATTTTCAGAAAGGAGTCGGAGAAGTACTTATACCGTTCTTAGAAGAGTGGATGGATATGTCTCTCGTTAAGCGGAAGATACGTAATCCCCTCGGAATTCCGATTAAATGGATCCTAAAGAACGGAAGTGTCTTTGACATACTCACTTATGAACAGTCAGTTGAATCGTTTGAGGGGTGGAAAGGCCACATTGCGTGGTTTGATGAACCGCCGCCGAGAGATAAGTATATAGCCACCTTGCGTGGACTAGTAGACTATAAAGGGCGTTGCTGGCTCACTCTTACACCTCTCTCACAACCTTGGATTTATGACGATATCTTTACTAAACACGACCCGCGTATCTACGTTGTTACCACTGATATGCGAGATAATCCCCATTTAACAGAGTCAGCAATTACTGATTTTGAGGCCTCATTAACGGAGGAAGAGAAGGAAGCGAGGCTTCACGGGAGGTTCATGCACCTTACCGGCCTGGTGTATAAGGAATTTGATCCAGGCATTCATATCTGTGAGCCTCCCCGTATTAATCCGACATGGACACGTTATATGGCTATAGACCCACATGAGCGGACGCCTACTGCAGTAATGTGGCTGGCAGTGGACCAGAACTCCAATATGTGGATATATGACGAATTATGGCTAAAAGACATGGATATTCAACAAATCGCTGGTGCGATTCATGCACAAGAAGGTGAGCAACCAGCACGAATTAGGTTAATTGACCCCCATAATGATAAGGAAAACATGATTGCCGGGGGTTTTAACATAAGAAAAGAACTTATGAAGTATGGCGTCTACTGTGAAAGAGCCAACTCTGACCCGCAATTGGGGAAATCTAGGATCCGCCAAGCCCTAAAATTGAGATATTCTCCTTTGCTCAAGACAGAATTGCCCCAGTTGCGGGTATCCCGTGAGTGTAGCCAGACGATTTACGAGTTTCAGCACTACGTTTGGGAAGAATATAGACGAAATAAGGAAGAATTGGGCGAAAAAGACCGTGCTAAGAAGAAAGATGACCACTTTATGGACTGTTTACGGTATATTTTCAACGCAAATCCGAGATATATCGTTGCTGAACCCGAAGATGAAGAAATTGTCTATGAGGGTGAATATACGAAGTATCCTACTAAGAAAGCTGTGGCCGGGAGCTATCATGCTCTGGTTGACCATAAGATTGCGGAGTTTTAATGGGACTGGATAACAATATAGTTGATAATAAGACCGTTGCCAACGCTTTAAACGTTGGCCAAGAGTATGGATCTATGGGTGTTCCGAAGGTTAAGATATTATATGGCAAGTACTTATCAGAAGGGAAGACACCAAAGGATGCTGCTAGGATGGCTCAGGAACTCACAGGTGACTCGGTTGTGACAGGCCGACCGATTAATCGTCAGCTACCGTATAGGAGAAAATATGCCGGACAATACAAATCCCTTAGTTAGTTACATAGTCAAAGAGTTTAAACGGTATGAGATCCACTGGCGAGATCGCTTTGAGGAAGCTAAGAAGATCTATGATTTCTGGCAGAATAAGGCTCCAAAACGTTCATATTCATGGCAAAACGCTGTTCACATCCCTCTTACAGTTGAAGCAGAACAGACGATAACTCCGCGGTTATTTGCTGCTCTCTTTCCTACTGAAGCTCCAGTTGACGTAATCGTGTTCGGAAATGCCAAGCCTGAAGATGGTATCGTTATCCGTGACATGATTAAACACCACTTCCGCATATCAGATGTACAAGGTAGAGGTATAGAAGGTCTTACCCAAGCTACTCTCTTTGGTACCGGTTATTTAGAATGCAATTGGTTAGTTGAGAGAAAGTGGCAGATAGATCCTCAAACCGGAGAACGCTACCAGGCAATCACTGCAAATAGACCGGATACTACTACCGTAAATTTCTTTGAATTATTCCCTCACCCTAACAAGCTCAGCATTAAAGATGGGCTTCCTTTAATCAGAAGAAGATTTTGTGATGCAGAATACTTGAAGGCATTGGCAGAAAATCCGTACTTCAAGCTTACTAATCTAACAGAGGCTTTGCAATCAAAGTCTATGGTCTCACAACCTAGTATTATTCTTGATGATAAGGGCCATCCGATGAACCTGTTGGATAGAGAAAAATACGAGCTCCTTGAATACTGGGGGCCTTGGGATATATCATATGAAAAAGACAATAAAGTTGTTACGAAGAAAGCCGTACCATACTGGGGTATCGTGGTCAACCGTAGTGTGTTGGTACGTGGAATCCCTAATCCTTATAACCATCAGCATCCTCCATTTTGTAAGCTTAATCTATTCCAAGATCCAAACCCATGCTGGTTCGGTGTGGGAATTGGTAAAATCGGTAAGCCTACACAGGAGAGGATGAACAAGATTGTAAACCAAAGATTAGACAATGTTGACCTTGTCCTTAATAAACAAGGTTTTTATAATGGTAACGATACGATGATTAATGTCAAGAAGCTCCAGTTATCAATACCGGGACAATGGCATAAGGTATCGGATACTGTTACATCTATCAGATGGATGGATATACCTGATGTTACACAGTCATCCTACAAGGAGGAAGAACTTGCGAAGAATGATTTCAGAGAAAGTACAGGTGCAACTGTGCCTCTCATGCCTTCCGACCAAGGACAACATCGTACAGCGATGGGTATTAATTTACTCCAAGGAGCGGCCGGGATGCGTTTTCGTCCTGTTCTCAGAAAACTTGAAGTTGATTTTATTCAAGACTTAGCAATGATGTATTTGTCCAACCTTCAGCAATTTATGATATTACCTGAATGGATACAGATTACAAGTTCTAATGGTAAACAACAACCTGTAGTGGTCAGGCCAGAGGACATACAAGCTAAAGTTGAGTTTATACCGACGGGCGTATCAGAGACTATGAATAGAGAAGTTATGATAGGTCAGTTATTAAGATTTAAAGAGTTGACACAAGCAGATCCAACTATAAACAGAGTTGAGATAAATAAGAGGATAGCAGAGCAGATGGGTTTTAAAGATGTCGCTACTTTGCTTACTCCACCTCAACCTGTTAAAATGGATCAAGGAGCTTTACCTGCGGAAGCACAGCAGAGGATTCAACAGAGAGTAGCTGAAGGTGCGACACCTGATCAGATTAAGATGGAGATGCTTGGGCCGCCTCCGGCACCTGAACCACAGGAAGCTAATGTACAATAATGCCAGGTAAAGATCTTTGGACTAGATGGATTGAAGCAAAGAGTCAGACACCTCTTTTAGGTAATGAGATTATTAATGAACGTAAAGAGTATCCTGCTCATTATCTTTCTGCTAAAGATGTTATGAGGTTTCTATCTTCTGACTCTCCTTGGGAATTGTTTCAAGAACCTGATCCACGTGCTAATCAATTTGATTATCCAACATCGGCAATTAACAAGAGCCCAGCACCATGGAATTCAGATATGCCAGAAGTAGCTATGTTGAATCAAGGAGTTGGAGAGCAATCTCCATGGGCTCCTTTATATCCTGTTCAGCAATTAGGTCCGGGAGCAGCACAAGGAGTATATGAGCATGAATATGGACATTATAAAGATCCAAGACCTAATCCCTATAAAGCTAACTCTTTCCCTAATCATGGTTTTACGACCTTTGGTGGTTTGAGTGGGGGATTGTTACAGAGAGAATTTCCAGCGATGGTAGCAGAAGAAAACTATTGGCATAATAATGAACGTAGATAAAGCAAAAGAGATACATACAAGTCAGAACTGGGCAGAAATATGTACCGAGTTAGATAGGTGGATAGCTACAGAGATAGCTACTTTACGGACTTGTCATCCAGATTTCCTCAGGGATTTACAACTTAAGATTCAGACACTTGAAAAGGTGAAGAAACTCCCTGAGATTGTAATAGATAGGGAAGAAGAATAGTGCCAGCGACTACCAACGGCTGATCGGTTTCAGGATCCCGTAGATCCTGCCAAGGAGGCAACATGGAAGATTTGAATAAAACTCCAGTGACGTCAACACCGTCGGCACCCGTCACACCGACACCTCAGGCTACGCCTGCATCACCCGCTCCAGGGGTGCAAAAACCTGGTGAACCGGCTGCGACCCCGCCGCAAGGAGGTCAGACTGTACCCATCTCTGCTCTTTTGGAAGAGCGTGAGAAGCGTCAATCACTTCAAGGTCAGATAGAGGCTTTGAAGAAAGTAGTTGGACAGAATGTTCTTTTTGATATGGAAGGCAAGCCCATTGGTTATAATCAACCAATGCAGCAACCACAAGCTGTACAGCAACAGCAGTATCATCAAGAGTTAGAAAAGCTGTGGGAAACTGATCCTCGCAAGGCAGTGCAGACTGAAATCTATACTGCTATGGCTTGGAGAGATAACCAAGAGGCCGCTGTTGACAATCAAGAGAACTCTGTCGCTCAGAAGTACAATGATTTTGACAACTATCGTTCTGATGTTAGGCAGTATATTAGGACACTTCCTTTAGAACAACGTGGTCAACCCGGTGTAGTTGAACTGGCTTATTACGTTATCAAAGGGCAAAAGGTGGACAATCTTATTGCTAAGACAAGAGAAACGGTGGAAGCAGAATACAGACAACGTTTGGCTTCTGGGCAGGGAATTTCTCCCTTGCCTACAGGTAGTTCAGGCGAACCTCCAGCTTCTAATCCGAATACTTTAACGGATGAAGAAGGAAGAGCCGCCGATGCTATGGGCGTTCCTCGTGAAGATTATGTTCGCTATAAGAAGACGGTGTAGATATGGGCTTATTTACTAAAGGAATAAGTAGGGCAGCATTTAGAGGCAACCTGAGTTGTCCCGTTTGCCAAAGCATGGCCATTAGGTTTGATAGTGATTTGGGTCCCACCCGAAAGCGTTATCGCTGCAGGAAATGCGGATTACCATTTCAATATGAATTCGGCCGTGAAAGCAATCATCCGGGTGCACCCTTATTAAACATAAAGCGTTAGGGAGAACCCAAGTACAAGGAGGCAACAATGATATGGCACTATGATTTTAGTGGAAGTGAACCTGTTATTAGAGACATTTGCGTCTATAATGGCGGCGTAGCAATAGCACAAGGTGCAGCAATGGCCTATGGCCCTGTTGCAACAACCGAGAATACCGGTGCAGCGATACAAGCTGACGCTGATGTATTATCTAACATAATCGGTGTTACATTAGAAGCAATCCCGGCAGCTAACCTGTCTGTGGTAGCAACTGGTGTGGACTATTATGCGAAAATGATCATCAATCCGTTGGGCGTGTATTTAGCGAAGTATTCAACTGCAGCAGCTGACGATGTGCCTTGCAC